ATCTGTTTTTAGTCCCGCACTTGTTACACGCAATACTTCTCATATTACAACGGTGGCTGTATCCGCATCAATTCGTGCGGGAGTTAAGAAATTTGTTCATATGGCTTCAATGGCTAGATACGGTACACAAGAAATAGTACCATTTACAGAAGATATGACACCAAAGCCACAAGACCCATATGGTATTGCTAAATATGCATCAGAACTTCTTATTAAAAATTTATCTGAAACTCATGGCATGAAGTATGTAATTTTAGTGCCACATAATATTATTGGTCCACGTCAAAAATTTGATGATCCATATCGTAATGTAGCATCTATTATGATAAATCGCATGTTGTCTGGAAAGCAACCAATTATTTATGGAGATGGATCTCAAATGAGATGTTTTTCTTTTATGCAAGATGTAATAGATCCATTAATGATTGCATGTGAAACAGATGTTGCTGATGGACAAGTAGTAAATATTGGACCAGATGAAGAATTTATAACAATTAAAGAATTAGCTGAAAAAATTGCAGTAATACTAGGATTTGAATTAGATCCAATATACATGCCAGGTAGACCGCAAGAAGTAAAACATGCTAATTGTTCTGCAGATAAAGCAAGACAATTATTAAATTATAAAACATCTACAAGTCTTGAAGATGGCTTGACAGAATTGGCGGAATGGATTAAAATTAAGGGAGCAAGACCATTTAATTACCACCTACCACTAGAGTTTATAACAGAAAAAACACCTAAAACTTGGTCAGAAAGGCTTATGTAATGTCATTTACCCATAAAGTTCTTCATATGGAGAAAAGCGTAAATCGCAAACCTGTAGTAAATAAAATTAATCATATTATGTCTTCAAATTCTGAGGAATTGATAAGTGAAACATATGAGATATCTAATGATGAACAGCTAAATAAATTTAAATCTGATCATCCTTTATTTAAATTAGATCCAAAGATAGAATTTAGGTATTCAGAGATTGGTGTTTGGGCAAGTAATTATAATGCTTGGGTTAATTTTTTAAAAACTGATAAAGAATATCTTGTTTTATTTGAAGATGATGTTTATATTCATGAAGATTTTTGGGAAAGAATTGATGGTGTAATGTATCAAATTCCAGAAGATTGGCAGGCATTTTTCTTTTTAAACTGGAACCCTACATATTATCGCTCAGATCTTCATAATATTGGTAACGCTAGCATATGTAAATCTTATCAAGGTCAATGGCTTGGAGGATATATTCTTAATAGATCAGGTGCAGAATCTCTTGTTAAAGATGTACAGGAAAATTTAATTTCAGACCCTGTTGATATTTACGTATTCTATAAGCATGGTAACTTAAAGTCCTATACGTTTAGCCCAGGTGTTTCAAAAATGGGTGGGGATTTAGCTATGGAAACAACAATACACAATGTAGAAAGAATGAAGGTAAATAATGCCTAAGCCAGTGTTTAAAGATACAGCTAGATTTAGATGTGATGATTTGTACTTACAAGCAGCATCTGCACCATCAGGATATGCAATATGGAATGCATGTCATGATATAGCACAGTTATTAGTAGAAAAAAATATTTCATATGGGGATTCAGCATTATCTCCAAATCGTATTTTTGCACAATCAGATAACGTTGAGCAATTAAAAGTTCGCATTGATGATAAATTAAATCGGGTAAAAAATAATCAAGGATTTGCTGGAGATAATGATATTGATGATTTGATTGGTTATTTAGTTTTACTTAAAATTGCCTTGACAAGGCATGCATAAAGGGAGTATAATTAAGTATGCCTACATATGAATATAAATGCACGGATGATGAAAGTCATATAATTGAAGAACAAAGAAATATAGATGATAGGGATGCTCCTATTACATGTCCCTGTGGTTCTTATATGAATAGAGTAATGATAAATAGAGTTGGTGTGCAGTTTAAAGGCAAAGGTTTTTACAAAACGGATAATGGGTAATATGAGCGAAATAGAAGTAGCTGGTCAATTTGATCAAATGAATAAAGTTGTAGAAGAATTACTTAAAGGTAATACTTCTAACCAAATTGCTAAAAATCAAGGTTTAACCCGTGTTCAAGTTGAAAAATATATTAGTACTTGGAAAGAATTAGTTCATGACAATACAGCCATACGTGAACGTGCTAGAGAAGCACTTGCTGGGGCAGATGAGCATTACAACATGTTAATTAAAGAGGCGTGGGATGTTATTAATGAGGCTGGTGTTTCATCAGAACTTGGAATAAAAAATGCTGCTATTAAACTTGTTGCAGATATTGAATCAAAACGCATTGACATGTTAAATAAAGCGGGAGTACTAGAAGATAATTCTATGGCTGATCAAATCATGGAATCAGAAAGAAAACAAGAAGTTCTTGTAAGTATTTTAAAAGATGTAACTTCAAGTTGTGATAAATGTAAATGGGAAGTTGCTAAAAGATTATCAGAAGTTACAGGGCAAATTGAAGCAGTAGTAGTAGAATAATGTCAGATTTTAACGTATTCTTAGATGCATTAAGCGGGGATGAATTTGAAGAAAAACCCGTACCGCTAGAAGAATTTGTTACAAGTAAGAAATACCTAGGATTACCACCATTATCTGAATATCAATATACAATGCTTAAAGCTTCTACTCAGATATATAAACTTGATACATTAATAAATATTTATGGTGAAGATGAAGGCAGAAAAATATTTAAGCAAACATGTAATGAAATTATTTTACAGTTGGGTAAAGGTTCTGGAAAAGATTATACCTCAACTATTGCATGTGCATATGTAGTTTATTTGTTATTATGCCTAAAAGATCCAGCAGTTTATTATGGCAAGCCTCCAGGAGATGCTATTGATATTATCAATATTGCTATCAACGCACAACAGGCTAACCGAGTATTCTTTAAGGGATTCAATCAGCGTATTGAAAAATCTCCTTGGTTTCAAGGAAGATACATTGCTAAGGCAAATATGGTTGAGTTTGATAAAGAAATTACAGTTCACTCAGGTCACTCTGAATCAGAGGCGTGGGAAGGTTACAATGTTCTTGTAGTTATTCTCGATGAAATTTCAGGCTTTGAATTAGAATCAACATCAGGCCATGCACAAGCAAAAACAGCATCATCTATTTATAAGATGTATAAAGGATCCATTACTTCTCGTTTTCCAGATTTTGGCAAATTAGTTTTGCTTTCATTTCCACGTTTTAAAATGGATTATATTCAGCAAAAGTACAATGAAGCAATTGCAGAAAAAGAAGTTGTACTTAGACACCATAAATTTAAAGTAGATCCAGATCTACCAGATGGAACTATGGGTAATGAATTTGAAGTTGAATGGGAAGAAGATCATATTGTTTCCTATAGGTTGCCTAAAATTTTTGCATTAAAAAGACCAACATGGGATATTAACCCTACAAGAAAAATTGAAGATTTTACTGAAGCTTTTTATACAGATCCAACTGATGCCTTATCTCGTTTTGCATGTATGCCACCAGATGCAACTGATGCTTTCTTTAAAAACCGAGCAGTAATTGAAAAAGCATTTAGCAGTCCTAAATTAGGTGTAGATGAATATGGAAGATTTGATGATACATTTACGCCAGACCCAAATAAATTTTATTATGCACACGTTGACTTAGCCCAAAAACATGACCATTGTGCAGTTGCAATGTCACATGTTGATGGATGGGTTACAATGAAAATTGGAGATAAATATAAAGAAGCAGCTCCAAGAATTATTGTAGATGCAGTAAGATTTTGGACACCTACAGCATCAAAATCCGTAGATTTTACAGAAGTTAAAGATTATATACTCTCGCTTAGAAGTCGTGGGTTTAATCTTAAAATGGTTACATTTGACCGTTGGAACTCACATGATATGATGCAGCAATTAAAAGCAAATGGAATTAACAGTGAATTACTATCAGTAGCAAAAAAACATTATGAAGATATGTCTCTTACTTTAACTGAAGAAAGATTATTTGGACCACGCATTCAATTACTTATTGATGAATTATTACAGTTGCGTATTGTAAAAGACAAGGTAGATCACCCTAGAAAGGGTTCTAAAGACCTTTCAGACGCAGTTTGTGGTGCAGTGTACAATGCTATAGCTTTAACCCCTCCAGACGCTGATAAAGAGGTTGAGATATACACTTATTCGGGGGTATTTGGATCAGAATTAGATGCATTAAAGCAAGAATCAGATGCAAGATTAATTAAGAATAAAACAATCAGAATGCCTGAAAGAGAACAAATGCCATCAAATTTGCGGGACTTTTTAGGAATAGAAGATGATGAAGATCAATTCCCTATTGACAGCATGCAAATTTTATAGTAGACTACAGTCTATAACTACTAACAAAGGATAAAAATGCTAGCAAATGGCACAATTAAAACAATTGAGAATAATGAAGATATCTATATATCTTTAACTCAGATTTGTGAATATTTTACACAATCTACAATCAATATGTCAAAAGAAGTTGACGATGTTAATCCAAAAGAAAAGAAATATGCTATGGGTCTTTTAGATATGATGCATACAATCACTGATGAATTTTTGCAACTTGGAAAATTTGAAGCACAACGTAGATTAATTGATACACCACAGGATATTCTAGACATGTTTGACAACAAGCCATTTGGTAATATAGAATAGGTTTATTGGCCTGTAGCTGAGTTGGTACAGCATTCGACTGTTAATCGAAAGTTCGCAGGATCGAGACCTGCCAGGCCAGCAAAGAATTA